GTCGAGTTTGCATTGATCGACGAGCACCTGCATGTCAGCGCGAAGGTGGTTGGGCATAATGTCCACCAACTTCTCGAAAATAAATTTTGTGTGTGATGCGTCACATTTCTTAATGTCGACATTAAAGGAGACAATTGTGCCGTCCGGTAGACGCCGGGCGTAACAGGAGTCGTCACTGAAGAAGACAAAGAAGTGTGTTGTTGTGGGTGCAATGAGTTGTGAAAAGACGTGTTTGAGGGAGGAGTGGCGAGGCGACTTAACGAATAAATATGTGGCGTCGTTGGTAGTGTCATAGAACGGCTCGGCGGCCATGCAATCCTTAGCGATCCGGATCAACTCGGCCCCTTGAAGGGATGCGTCGATACCAAAATCGCCGATGATGCGGCCATGCTTGTTGAATTTAGCGTATTCAAGCTTTTTGAGCTTTCCTTTAACGTGTCGCGCCCAGATGTGATCACCGATTGTTCCGTCGGCGGTGCGTTGCTGGAGGGCCTGGATCCGTGCGATGCGCTTGATGTGCTTGTCAGCGACATGCTCGATCAGCTCGTCGAGTTTGTTTCCCCACCGGTTGAAGTAGAGGTGGAGGCGAACAGTGAACTCCCGTAGGGCTGGTATTGTGTTGTTGAAGAAGATGCTTTGTGAAGCCCGCAAGTTGGCCTCGACAGCGGGTGTGTCGCGCACGACGAGAGCTCGTGCGTTGAAGGCGTTGTTAAGACAATATGTACAGTTGGCCATTATGATTCGATCGAATTGGACAGCGTAGCCCATGACCGTCTTGTAGGATCCGTCAGGTCCGGAACTTGGCAGTGTCCCGGACCCAGGAAACAGGTCGTGTGGTGCAATAGGCAGGCATAGTCCTTTGACGGGATCGTAATAATGTTTGAACCTTCCGGTGGCCACAAAGCGAGTGGCATCCATCGGGAGCAATGTGGCAGCGTATGCGTTCGGGGTGACCTTCTCGAGGCCTATGAATGAGTTGCCCCCGAGGGGGCTCCCGAACGGTAGTTTTTTGACACTCCAGTGGTGATGAGACTGAAGCCACTTTGAATGGCCATGGTGGCGCGCGTTTGTGCCGCGCAGCAAATGGTCGCCTCGACGATATCCGACCCCTTCCACTCAATCCCGTCGACCGTTACGGTGTGTTGGAGGAGGAGGTTGAAGTTTGGGTCAGTGCGGGCGACGTTTCGCATGGTGTCCCAGAGCGTCTGGCTGACTTGGCCAAGATTGAGTGCTCTGTTTTGGAATGTTGTGGCGTACACGTGCCAGTACAGGTTGCGATAAATCACGACCTCTCGGATGGCGTTGTACTTTCCCTTTTCTGTGATAACAGCCTTGTTTTTCCGCCGCTTGAAGAAGACGTTCAAACGTCCGACACGACGTCTCATGGTGGTGAGTTTAGTGAGCCGTGCGTTCGAACCGTAGGCGTGCATGTCGTGTTCAGCGTGCGAAAACGCCTCCTTGATACGCTGTATAGGTCCCGCGAAGATGCTGTCGAAGGTGGAATCGAAGCGCTCCGCGTACAACGTGTCCTTGCGGACGACGAGGGCGGCGAGTTGATCCGTGGTGAGGACTTGTGTCTCTATCGGACCATGGATTTGTGACTGTATCGGGCCAATGAATAGTGCGGCTGGCTGGGTACCGCTTTTTGTTTTGGGCTGCTTGATAGCTACCGCCGCAGTGTTCATCTGCGCGCTGCTGGTCATCTGCATGACCGGGGTCGCCAGGAGTGGCTCCTGGTTCGTTGTTGGATCGCGCTCCGCGACGGGAGTGATATTGTTGTGCTCGTGTTTTTCGTCTACGAACGACGCGTGTTCCGCGATAGGTGTGAGGACCTCATCTTCATACTTCGCGTTCACGTGGGCAGACTGTGCGCCTTTGATCGTGACGGCGGCTTTACGCAGTAGCGGCACTTGATCTTCAATTGTGACAGGTGTCTCCCAGTCGATGTCTGGGGTAATACCATTGTTTCTGCCATATTGGTGATAGTGCGATGCTTGCGTGCAATCGTCGTCGGGGCACTCAGCGAATTCCTTCT